TTATTTACCGCCCAGCCGGAGCGAGAACATCCCGCCCCACATCCACTTGTTGAAGCCGTAGGAGAGAAAAGGCCCTACTTCTACCGGCGGCAACTGCGCCGTCTTGATGTTCGGCCATTTCCTGCCGGCCTTGGACACCATACTGTCCAGCCGGAAGCCCAGCGAGGCCATAAAGTCGGCCCGCTTCTTGTCCGAGCTGTAGACAACGCCGGCGTTGAGGTTGATGTATTCGGCCCGGCTGGTCTTGCCGAGCAGGCTCACTATGGGGATATGCGCCCCGTAGAACGTGGCACCGTGGCTGTTAACCAGCACGGAGGCCCGCATGGCCCCCACCACGCCCGCCAGATCCACCGCGCCCACGGCCGGCAGCTCCACCGAGGCCACGCCCGCCGCCGGTTCCTCGGCCCGCACAGCCACCACGCCGGCCGCTATCACAGCCAGCCCCAGCACCACCATCACAATGCCTTTCTTCATGTTGCCTCCTCTCACTCTCTACCGAAATCTTTGAACGGTTTTTGCACCTTGTCGCTCTTGCCGAGGTGCTTGCGGTGCGCCTCCGCTATGCTCCGGGCCGCGCCTTTGATGATAGGCGTCACGGCCGGCACGCGCTCCATCACCTTATCCCACTTGCCTTTAAGGTGCCACAGGAAGGCCCGGCGCTTTTCCTCGGTCATGCGGATTTGTTCTCCACGGGCCAGAGCGTTTCGAAGTGCGGGTAGTCCCTGAAGCTCCACCACCCGCCCCAGCGTATGCGGCCCTCGTAGCCCAGCTCCTTGATAGCGCGGCCGAGCGGGATATAGTAGACCTCCTGCCACACCACCACCGGCCCCTCGGGGCTGGCTCCCTTAATCCGCACGGCTACGTCAAAGGCGTGGGCGGGCTTGTAGTTGTGCTTGCTCTTGACCTTTACGCCGTCCACGCGGGTCAGTATGCGGCCCGGCTTGTTCTGCGCGTAAATCTCCTGCTGTTCCTCAACGCTCCGGTGGGTACAGGTCAGGAACAGCTCGCGCTGTGGGAACTTGGCCTCATACCAGCCTTTGAGCTTCGGCCAGAACTCTTGCAGGGCGGGGCACAGGTCGGCGGGATTGCGCGAGGGCATATCAATTCCACCCCGCCAGCTTCAGGAGCTTCGGCCCGAATATCTGGCCCACGAACACGGCCACAGAGGCCCACACGATAATCTTGATTTCAAGGCGGTCAAAGCGGCGGGCCAGGTCCTCGTGCTTTTGTTCAAGGCCCGGCTGGCCGTTGCCGGCAATCTTCTTATGGAGGCCATCCAGCCGCCCGTTGACTATGCCGTGGACGTTCTCGCACACAGTCTTGTCGGCGGCGCGCTGGGCCTTTAGCTCCATAACGGCGTCGTGGATTTCCCAAATGAGTTTTTCGGTGGTCTTCATTATTTCCTCGTTACGGACAAGTGCAATTACCGGAGCTGTCTATGGCCGACGTGCATTTGCTCATATTGCCGGAAGCGTTCAGGCAGAGAGCGCCGCCGGTGGTGGGCGCGCCTGTGCCCTCTACGCGAATTGTCCCCCCCGATACGTGCAACTTAGCCCCCGGAGCCGTAGTGCCTATGCCGACGTTGCCGCCGAGAGGGTTTAACTGTAATGCCACGGCAGAGGCATCCATTGACTGAATCCAAGACATACCGGCGGTCTGGTCGTGGCCCATATTGAGGCCGTAGGATTGTGCAGAAGACGAAGCTGGGTTGCTGTTTTTTGCCCTTGCTTTAAATATAGCCCCTGCATAAACTTCTGCCCCCGAAGTTACGACACCCGTCACCGTCACGCTAGAGGCAAAGGTGGCGGAGCCGGGAGAAGTTATGCCTCCGTCGGCCAGTATTAAAGTGCTGTCGGTATGCCCGTAACTGTGGTGGTATAGTTTGAAGATACCGGAGCCGTACCCCTGCTCAAGTTCCGTGTAATAGTTGGGGTCTGCGTAGTAACCATTTATTTTTATTTTGGCCGAGACGGGCGTGGTGTTCGTTACCAGCAAATCGTTGTTTATCGTCGCGCTGCTCGTCAAAGTGAAAGGGCCGGAGAGGTTCATGTCACCCGTTACGTCTAACTTGGCGAGGGGGGCGGTGTTGCCGAGGCCGACGGAGCCTTCAACCAAAAGTCCGTTAGTGGGCGCAGTATTTGCGCCCGAATAGGTGGCCCCAATTACTGCCCCTCCTTCCACATCTAATCTGTTTTGGGGAGTATCTACTCCTACTCCAACCTTTCCATTGTTGTCTATGGATATTCTATTGTTACCTGTAGTCATCAAGGTCATGCCATTTGCCAAGGCATAATTGTAGGTTATCCCCGCAGTAGTATTAGAGGCTGGGGAACCAAAGAATATTGCTCTCGCATTAGCCGACGGAGACAATAGTGATAGATAAGTGTTCCCGTTGCTTTCAAAAGAGGCTATCGTGCCATTCACAGGGGCAACCGTTCCAGCAGAACCATTTACCACATTCAAAAAGGTTTCAGGAGCCGTAGTGCCTATACCGACAGAACCCCCCGACACCACCAGCGTGGAACCTCCTACGGAGAAGGAGGAGCCCGTAACCACTAGCGTAGAGGCGGAGATGCCGTAGTTGGCCGTTACGGTCATTGTTGCGACATGAGAGCCGAGGTTGTCACCCGGAGCCGGAGTTACCGGCAGGTCCGTGCAGGTTAGAACCCCCATAGAGGAGATGTCTGTAACGTACTTGCTGGCCGCGCACCCGGCGGGCTCGTTGCTTAATGCGACGGCGGAATACGCCAATGAGGCCGTGGCGGCGGTTGTGGACGTGGCTGAATTGCCCGTTATGGAAAGCGGGTATATCCCGGTAGCGGTGGATTGGATTACCCCCGTCAGGTTGGACCCGTCGCCATAAAATCCATTATTGGCCGTGATAGAGGACGTGCCCATAACAGGGCCGTCAAAATATCCGGCAAAGAATTTCTGCGAGGCCGCTATGCCGGACACGGAACCGTAGACGCCGATGGCCTCCTGATTTGCGGCAACGCTGGGAGCCGAGCCGATAACACCATACACCTTGACGTTGTTGGAGGCCGAGGCTTTACCGGAAACACCGACGTTTATGAGCCCGTTGGAGGCTTCGCCCCATACGCCATAACTGCCGATGGAGTTGCCGTCGGAGATGTTGGACTTCAGCGCATACGCAGGATTGAGCCCTGTCGCGGGGGTATAGGTGATACCTAACGCCCCCGTCATCGCGTCCCCGGCCTTTGCGACCTTGGCCGACAGGTCGGCGGCAGTCGCGACATAGAACGTCGCAGGAGCCGAGAGGTAGTCGGTGGGCTTCACGATGTAAAACGTGGCCGGGTTTGATAGGTAGTCGGTGGGTTTTACGATATAGAAAGTTGCAGGGCCAGTAAGCACCCCGGCCAAGGTAGCGCCGTTGCCGTAGTAGGCTGAAGCCGTCATGCTCGACAAGGATGTAACCGGGCCGGCAAAATGGGACTGCGCGGAGCTTGGCGAGTAAATGGAGAAATTATTGGCCCCGGCGTCGGGGTATTCAATCACCACGGCCTTGTTTGAGGCCGCTCCCTGTGCCTCCACTTTCAGGCCGATATTGGAGGTGCCGCCTACGCCAATGGCGCCCACAAATGCGCCGTAGTTGTCCCCGCCGGTCCTGCGGTTGTAAACGTTGAGGTTGGTGTGCGTCCCGGTGACGGCGCCGGAGATGTCTACGTGCAGATCACCGGACATCGTATCGCCGGCCTTAGCCACCTTGCCGTTTAACTCCGTGGTCATCGTGGATAGTTCCACCTGTATCGCCGCCAGTATGGCCTCCAGCGTGGCCGTGGTATGGACCACGCCGGTCAGGGCCGAGCCATCCAGCGCCGGCAGCGCCCCGGTGAGCTTGCTGGCCGAGAGGGCCGTCAGGGTGGCGTCCCCGTGGGTATGGCTGTCGTTGCCCACGGTCATAGAGTTATACTTGCCCGTCACGTCACCGCTGAAATCGGTGAGAGGGCCGAGGAAATCCCCGGGGCTCGTCGTGTTGGCCCGGAGCTTCAGGATTTGCTCGTAGAGGTAGTCGAAGTTGTCGGCGGTGCCTTTGTCCTCGATGATGGCGGGGAGTTCGTTCTGCGCGAGGAGCGGACCCGGCAAGGAAACCGCCAGCAACAGGGACCCGAGGCCGAGGAACGCGGCGGCGCTCTGTTTGGCCTTGCGGACACCGCCGGCCAGGTACTGCGCGGCGCTCATCTTGCGCGGGGCCGCTACAGGGGCAGGCGCGGGGCCCGGCTGGGCCGCCACGGCCGCGGCAGGGGCTACGCGGGGCAATGCCGCGGCAGGGGCCAAAACATCGGCCAGCGCGAGATTTAGGGCCTCCGTGAGCGCGGTCTGCGCCCCGGCCTTATTCTGTAAGGGCGGCGGCAGGGCGGCCACCAGCCCCCGGGAGTATTCTTCTATCCCGTCCCACTCCCCCGGCAGGGAGATGTAGCGCATAGCGGCCATAGGGTCTATGGCGGCCATTTGGAGCGCGGTCTGCGCCATCTTCGGGGTCAGGTCGGGGCGTATCGGGAAGTCCATAGCGGCCCTCATTACTCGAAATGGTCGGGCCAGTTGGTCCGTAAAACGCCCATAGCCTGCTCGGGGGTTATCTCTCCCCGGTCATGCGCGGATTTCACTTCCTCGGGGCTCTGGAACAGGCCCGTCATCTCGCCTATGCCCTCTATACCGGAGCCTATGGCCCCCACCACGGGGGCGCGGACGGCCGGCTGGGCAAGCGCCGCCCCGGTGGCCCGGGAGGCCCGGACTACGCCGGACACGGCCTTGGCCGCCATCCGGGGGCTGGAAGCGGCCAGAAGCCCCGCGCCCATCATAGTGGGGCCATAGTTGCCCTGCGCGGCCTGATAGGTGCCATAGCCACCAGCGGCTCCGCCCATAACCGCTTGCACAAGGGGCGGGGTAAAGCCGGTTTGCGGCAGTTCGCGGAACCACGGCGTAAGCTTCCCGCCGTATACGCGCCGCTGAACGTCGAGTATCATATCCTTGACCATCGGGCTCTGCTCGGCCAGTTCCTTGAGCGCGTCGGCTTTATTGCCGCCCTCGCTCATAATGCGCTCTATGGCCGCCGCCGGGTTGTCGGCGTTGAGGATGGACTGCAACCGGGCGTAGGTGTTCTCCTGCCCCGCCGAGCGTTTGAGAATATCGGCCATCACCGGGTCTTTCTCGGCCAGCAGTACAAGCCGGTCCTTGCCCTTGCCCAGCGCGTAGGTGGCCTTGAGGTCCCCGAATACGTCCGCCAGCTTTTTCGTCTCGGCGGCGCGCGCCCCGATGTCGGCGGCTTGGTGCTGGGCGGTGAGTATCTCGTTCAACAGCTCGGCGGCCTTGGGGTCCTGTTCGGAAAACTTAATGAGCGCGTCTTTCTGGTTGCCGCCGGTCTTGAAGTAGCCCTTTATCCGGCTGGCTACCACGTTGGCGTTGGCGTCTCCCGAGAGCGCGTCCAGTATCTCTTTTTTCTGGGCGTACCGCTTGGACATCTCCTTGATTTCCGGCGCGGCGTCGTCTATGGAACCTTTCACCGCGTCTTTGAGTTTGGAGAGCGCCGAGCCCAGCGGGGTCATGCCCGTCGGGGTGGCGTTGTTGCGGATGGCTAGATTCAACTGCGACAGGTATTGCCGCGCCTCGCCCACGCTGGCCTTGTTGAGCGACAGGGCCTTGTCGGCGTACCACTTGAACTCCTTGGCTACCGGGCCAAAGCCTGGCGGCAGCTCGGGGGCGCTGAACCCGTAGCCCCGGTTGATCTCGGCCACGGTCTTCTTGGCGTTCTTGGCCAGGTTCACCGTGTAGGGGTAGGCCGCGCCCGGGTCGAGGCCGTAGCGGGCCTCCAGCGCGTCCAGCCCCGCCTGATATTCCTTGGAGGCGGCGGCCTGTAACTCCGGTATGCGCTTCTGGAACGCCTGCCCGAGTTCCACGGACTTGGTGTCGAGGCTCTTGATGTAATCATCTGCCTCCTGCGCGGCCTTGGTCAGCTCCTCGTGGTGCTTGCCGAGTATTTTCTTGTAGCCGGCCTCCACCGCGTTCTTACCGCTCTGCATAAGGTTCTGGAGGCTCTGCGCACCGGCGGCCACGTCCTCGGGCTTTATGCCGACGTATTTCATCACGCCTTTGGTGTCATCCACCAGCGCGTCTATGGCCCGGCGGCCAGCGCCTGTCAGGGTGGCCACTATCGGCGCCCCCACTTTGCGGCCTACGAATTTTGCTCCGGCGGCGGCCCCGCGTAATGCGCCTTCTCCGGCGGCGTACATTGCGCCCTCTTTCGCCGCGCCCAGCGCCACGTCAGCGGCGCCCTCGCGCCCCGCGTACTCGGGGGCCAGCGCCTGCGCGGCGGCTTTCTGGACGGCGCGGCCAGCGGCGGCCCCGGCCCCGGCGCCCACTATGGCGGCGGTGCCTCCGGACGGGAGCCACGCCGGCACGGAGGAGGCGGCGCCCACGATAGAGCCCGCCATCGGCAGGGCGTTCTCGGCTACCATATGGGCCATGTTCGCGCCGAAGCCGGAACCCTCCGGCAGGTCGCGCTCGGCAAGGCCCATCTTGGCGGCATTTATAAGCCCCGGCCCCTCCGGCTCCTGGGGCGCGGCGGCGGGGATAACGGCGGGCGGCTGGCCCGGCACGGCGGCCCCGAAGTCCACGCGGTCAGCGTACTCGGGGAATTTATCCACCATGGAGCGGGCCAGCGTCAGGTTGTCCCGGTCAGCGTACTCGGGGTGCTGTGCCTTTACTTTCAGGGCGAAGTCGTTGAAGTTTATTTTTTCGGCCATGTTATATCCCCAGCCCCAGCGGGTCGTTATTCGGCATGGCCGAGGCCGGCATATCCGCCTCGACTATCTGCCCGTTTTTAAGGGTGTAGGTCTTTCCGGAGTAGCCCGCCATCGTCCCGTTTTTCTGGTAGTACCTGGCGGCTTCCTGTTTGGCCTTGGCCATCATTTCCAGTTCCCCCACGATGGTCGCTACCCGTTTGGCGTTTTCCTTTTCCGGCAGCCGGGGGTCAAAGGACCGCTTCATCAGGTTCTCGCCCTCCTGCGCGGTGAACTGCGCGCCGAGAGTTTCTTTAAGGGTGCTCTGGATGGTCTTCTCTATCTCCTGCTGGATGGCCACGGACTTCATCCTCGCCCTTTCGGGAAGCGCGGAAATAACCGGGCCGGACAGGTTCTCTTTGCCGGCCTCAAGCCGGGCCTGCGCGTTTTTGAGCGTGCTTATCTGCGTATTGGCCCGGGCGAATCCGCCGGTAATATAGGCCGCGTAGTCCTTGCCGTAGGCGCGGTCAACGGCTTTCTGCGCCTCGGTAGGTTTGGCCGACGGGGTGGAGGAAGCCGCCTGCGCCTTGGCCTCTAAAGCCTTGGCGGAGGCCTGCGTGGCCTCGGCTTTGGCCTCATTGAGCGCCAGCGGGGCCTCGGTCATGCGGTTGAGCGCGGCCACCTTGGCGCGCTGGCCGGGGGTAATGTTGATGGTGTCCGGGGTGGTGGAGCGGTTGAACCGCTGGCCTACATCGAAACCGGCCGCGAGGGTGTCGGGGGTCGGTATCGCGCCGAGGCCGCGCTTGAAGCCGGCGAACGAATCCTCGCGCGCGCCCAGCACGTTCTCGCGGAGGTTGAGCCCCGGGCCGACAGGGGCGGCCGGAGCCGGCGGCGCCGGGTTGCGGCTGGCGGCCATGACGTAGTTATCCGGGCTGGAGTTCACGCGGGCCGCAGCGTCCGCCAGCGGTCCGCCCGGAGCGGGGGCCGCGCCCTGCGGTTCACCCTCGGCCATAATGTTCTTGACCCGGTAGGCCTCCATGATGTCCTGCGGGCTCATTCCGTAGCGGGCCACAAAGGCGGCGTCGCTGGCGCGCTCGGCCTCAAAATTGCGTATCTGGCCCCGGTTCTGCGGGTTGAACCACGAAATACCGGCCCCGCCAGGCTCGCCGGCTCCGCCCACCGAGGGGAGGCTGTAGCGCATGGCCGCGGCGTCCCGCTCGGCGGCTATCCGCTCGCGGTCGTACTTGGCGCGCATGAGGCGCTGGAAAGGGTCGTTGCCTATCAGGTTCTGCGTTTCGTCATATCCGGGCATGGTTGGCTCCTCAATAAACGGGGTTCTTGGTCAGCGAAATATAGAACGAATCCAGCCCGCGCTTGCGGCGGTCCAGTAACGGGTTGGAGAACTGCCCGGGGTCATAGGCTTTTATCGGGCGGAATGTGCCCCCCGACACCTGCGCGCGCGGCGTACCGGACATGGGGGCCGCGTAGGCCACAGGCGCCGGGCCGGGGCCGCTCATAAGGCCGGAGGGCTGGATATCCGGGGAGGCGGGCAGATCCGCGCCGCCCGCGGCTTCCGTGCCGAGCAGCTGGTCCGGCTTCCAATCCCGCGCAAGGGCCGCGCTGATGGCGCGCTGGCGGGCCGCTTCCGCCGCGTTCATGCGGGCGTTGTTGGCCGCGTAGGCCGACAGGCTCCCGTCCCCGCGGAAAGCCTCCTGCCGGGCGTTGTTGATGTCCGTGACCGCCTGCGCCCGCTTAAGGGTAAAATACGGGTCGTCGGCCTCGGAGCCGGTGGCCTGTATGTTCCGCATAGCGCCCTCGCCGGCCTGCGCCACGAGGCGGGAGTACCAGTTGTCGTTGCGGATATCGTTATAGCCGTATCGGTTCGCCATAGTCCCTCACTTTATAAGGTCGTTCACCCGGTAGTAGAGGCTGTAGTTTTTCAGCTTGAAATACTTGCCGAGGTCGGAGGATGAAAACTTAAACCGGAACTGCCTGCCGGGGTAGTCGGTTTCAAACAGGCCCTCTACCTCCTTGTCGGTGAAAGCCGTATTTGCCAGCGAGGTGGTGGTGCTGTTCCATACCCCGTCCCGGTCGGCCTGCCACGCCACGCCGAAGTTGTCGGCGGTGCTGTCGTAGCCGATAACCCAGAGGCGGTCTATAACCTTATGGTTATTTAGCGCGCCCAGCGAGTAGTCCTTGGTTATCCAGTAGGAGTTCATCGCCTCGCCGGAGTAGGTGTATATCCCGTCGCGCAAGATGTCGTATATCTTGGAGCCGGAGGAGCCGTCCCCGGCCATCGGCGTGTCGTCGTGGACCATCAGCGAGGCGTAAGACGGCCCCACCATCGGCACCCATTTCTTATTGCGCTGCCAGAGCAGGCACAGGTCGTTCTGGGTCGTGGAGGTCGTGGACGTGCAGAGGAGATAGCGGCCGTCGTAGTAGAGCGAAGCCGGGCGCGGCGCCAGCGTGCCGTTGGTCCAGTTCACCACCGAGGACACAAAGGAGGCCGTCTGCGTGGAGGTCGTGATGTTCGGCAGTATGCGGTACTGCAGGTGCGCCCCCAGCGCGGCCGCCACGTTGGCGTTGTTGGTCTGGGTCAGCCACGCGGGCGAGGCGGCGTCCTCGTCAAAGACCGAGGCCGAGGAGCGCACCTGAACCGAGGAGAGCCCCACTTCGCTCTCGGAACCGGCCAGCGAGAATGTGCCCCACGCGGCGAGGTCCGCGCCCACGTTGTAGACCGGCGAGGTGTAGGTGGAGGTCGAGAACGCTGAAACCGACACCGACGTGAAGCTCGATATCGCCACACCGGAGGAGTAGGTGATATAGTATTTCCAGTACCGCTCCGTGGCCGCGGCCGGCAGCGTGCCGCCGGGGAGAATCTGCGCGATGGACCAGGTGTTGCTGTCGGCGGAATACTCGAAGTTCAGGATGACGTTGGTGCCCTTGAAGTCCACCGCATAGGGCGGGTCGGTCAGGCCGCTGTCGTAGGTCGCGGAGGTGGAAGACGTGACCTGCGCACGCAGTTCCTCGGTGTCGAAGTCCTCACGGTAGTGAGAATCGCTCCAATGTTTCCAGCAACGCCGATATACCCGAACCCCGTTAACGCGGTCAAAGGCCGAGCTGACGTGCGTGTTGCCGCCGGCGTCTATGAGCTTGACCTTGATGTTGCCGGAGCCGGAAATGCCGGCGAACTCGCGCAGTTGCCAGGAGGACGTGGGAATGTCGTTGTCGAGGGTGGAGCAGGCCGTGGCCGTCCAGGTCGTCTGATTTATTACCGCGTTATCGGCGGCGTTGAGGACCTGTATGGTCGTGGATTCCAGCAGGGTAGCCGCCGCGTAGTCCATCCTGCCGTGATAAAGCCCGGCGTAAGGAGCCTCGCTGGCCACGGAGGTAAAGGCCCCGGTCCAGTTCGTGCCATCGGCGGCCTCAAAGCCGGAGTTGGCGAACATGATGACGTAGCCGGTGGAGCCGGTGGTCAACGCGCCGCTGTTATAGGTCCGGGCCTTGATGGAGCCGGCGGTGATGTCGTAGTCCCAGCCGGCGCCGTTGCCGAGCTGCCAGCCGTTCTTCGTGCTGACCGCCCACGTCTGCTCGGAGGAATCGGCCGCGAGGATATTCTTGGTCGTGTTGCGGATTTCCTCGGACACGATGGACGGCCGCCCGGAACCGGCCCACGCCGCCACGCCGCGCCGGGAGAGCCAGGTGATGGCCCCGTCCACCATCTGCACGGAGCGGTCATCTATACAGCCGATATCGAGCGACAGGTCGTACCACCAGAACGTATCGGCGTCCGAGCCTTTCAGGAGCCCGGCGGAGCCATCCTTGCCGATGAACAGGCCGTAGGGCGTGGTCTTCACGCACCGGATAGGCTGGCCGTCGTCCTTGTGGAAATACTTGAGCACCGCGCTGTCGGCGGTGGTGGTGACGGTCCAGTTCTCCGGCAGGTTGTAGGCCGAGAGCGCCACGCGGGAGGTATCGGTGGACAGGTTCACGCATACGAGCCGGTTGGCGTAGAACTCCACATACCGGCAGGCGTCCATCCCGGCCGCGGTGGCCGTGGAGCCGCCGGTGTAGTAGAACGGCCGCGCGGTCCCGTCAACGATATAGTACCGCTTGAAAGCCTGCACGCCGTCTATGTCGCGCACGGCCGATAGCGTCTGGATGGTCCCGAACGTGCCGCTGGTCGTGGAGGCCAGAACCTCGGCGCCGGACTGCGTGATGATGACCTTACGAGCGCTCTCGTCTACGAACGAGCCGAGGAAGGACACCGTGCTTTTGCCGAGGTTGTAGTGCTGTAGTGAGCCCGGCATGGGCCGCAGGTCGCCCTCGTCCGTGATGACGTTGGCCGCGTCCTGCGCGTCCTTGGCCGCTATCAGCATCGGGTCGGCGCTGTTGTTCACGCCGCCGAACTCAAAGGAATGGAGCTCGCCCGGGGTATCGCCCGCATAAAGGGCGCCGGGTAGCGCAAGGAAGGCCGAGAGGAGGGCTCTAAACAACATACCCGCCCCTCCGGGCCGCCATTTTACGGCGCAGATAGTCCGGTAATGCGGAGGTGGCGGTGTTGGCGGGTTCCGTGGCTTCCTCGCCGCGCCAGGCTTTCAGCTTGGCCTCGGCGGAGGCTTCCTGCGGAAAAATCAGCTCCTTTTTGCCCTGATAGCGGTAGATGTCGGCCAGCACGAACGCGGCCAGCACGTCCTCCCCCTCCTCGGGGAAAGGGAGCAAGGATTTAGCCGTGCCGAGGTCGCTCTCGGAGAACCGGGTCAGCTTGAGCTTGCCGAATCCGGCCAGCGTGGTGCCGGAGGACGGGATATTGCCGATGCGTATCTTGCGCGCGCCGGAGGCGTCCCTGCCGATATAGAGATACCAGCCCGGGTCTCCCTCGCCGCTCTCACCCAGAGAGCCGTCGGCCTTGGCGTACTTGTGGTATTCCTTGATGGAGATGTTCCGCAGCGAGGAATGGTTGCCCGCGTAGATGTCCACTATCTTGCGGATATCCGCGTCGAGCGTGTAGTCGGTAACTCCGGGCGAGAGGGTGATGGTTATAGGCTCATAGAGCCAGTCCCAGAGCCAGTTCTTTGCGATGCGGTCTAGGCCGCTGTTTATTGCCGCGAGCACGTCCTTGGCCGACTGGTCATTGACCGTAGCCGGATTTCCGTACTGCGTCTTGCGTTTTAAGTCCGCTATGAACTGGTCGAGGTTCATCCGTCACCCTCCCACCCGAAATTTACTTTTTGCCCTTGCCCTTAACTTTCGGCTCGGAGGTGGCGGGGCCGGCGGCCTGCGTCTGCTCCGGGGCGTCGTTCTCGTGATCCGGGGCCGGCACCACGTTGTGCGCGCCCATGCATACGAGCTTGCCGGACTTCATCCACGGATGATTGTCGAGCAGTTCCTGCACCTTTTCGTCGGAGGTGATGAGCTGGCCCTGGCCCTGATGGTTGGGGTAGAATTTGATGGCCTTGCGTTTGAGGCGCACACCCGTGGACTCGTTCTTGGCGCCCTTGGGGACCACCACCATCTCCGGCTCCCTCATGCCCGGCGTTATGTAAGTTTTCGTCATGTTTTGCACCTTTTCCTTGTGTAGTCCCCGGCGGCAGGGTTGGCCTGCCGCCGGGTATTGGTTTTACGTCTTACTTCTCGTCCCAGAAGCACTCGATGAACGAGGTAGCGGTCTGCGCGGTGGAAGCGTTGCCCACCGAGATGACCACGTGCTCGTCCTTGGCGAACTCTATCCAGTTGCCGCCGTAGATGTTGCCATCAACTTCGGCGGTGTCGTCAGCGGTAGCCATGGAGGCCACCAGCGTGCTGTCGTTGCGGGTCACGCCGTCGGCCGAGCCGGCGAACTTGGCCAGCTTGCCGTATATCTTCAGCGTACCTATGGCGTCGGACTGCACGTTGCAGTACTTCAGCACGACGCGCTTGCCGGCCTCCGGGGTGATGCCGAGGCGGTTGATGTAGGTGTTGTCGGCCGACACGACTCCGGCGGTGTCTATCTCCACGGAGTAGCCGCCCGCCAGCTTGGCGTCGGTGGTCGAAGCCGCGGTCACGTCTATCAGCAGCGAGCTGTCGTCGTCGCGCTTGCCGCCGGTCAGGACGCAGTTGTAATCGTCCTCCAGGTTCAGCGCGTCGCAGAACTCGCCCAGCGTGTCGTAGGCCGCGTTGGACAGGTCGTAGGACAGGTCCGCGGTGCCTATCGGGGCCTGCGTGGTGAACGCGTCGGCCGCGATGTTGACGGCCGCCTGCGTGGAAGCACCCACGTAGGTTATCTTCAGCAGGGTCGCGTTGCCGGGGAGGACGTACTCCGAGTTGGCTTTCTTGGTGTACTCGCGCACCATCGCGTCGTCCCCCGAGAGGGCGAAGGCATTGCCGCCTACCGCCAGCAGCATCATGGTTATCAGTATTTTCTTCATCGTTTTATTCCTTGTTGCCCATTCCCCGCCGGCTTTTCAGCCGGCAGGGTTCGAGGGCTTGGATTATTCGGTCACCCCGTCGAAGTAACCGTGCATCTTCTCCTGGGGCACCTTAATGGTGCACTCGGAGAGGATTTCCTCGGACTTGCCGTCCACGCCGGCCGTCTGGGTGTCCATCATGTGCATCATGTAGCGGTTCGGGAGGTGGTGGACTTCCAGGTTCGGGATGTCGAGGACGATGCCCGTGCCGGCCAGGCCGGTGAGGTCGTCGAGGCTGTCGTTCTCCAGCAGCGGGCTGTAGGCGATGTCGAGGTCACCGAAGGGGGTGATGTAGCTCGACAGCTTGAGGCCGTAGCTGGGGTTGAACGCGGCGGGCGTTATCTTGTTCTTGGCGAACCCGTTGATAACGTTGATGACCGTGCCCGAGCCGACCAGCAGCTTCTTGTTGGAGCCGAAGCGGAAGGACTTGCGGAGGAAGTTGTCGAACTCCTCGTTGGTCATCTCGCCGCCCATGTCGGTCACGTTCGTGGAGATCCAGCGCAGGACGCCGCGCATGGTGCGGTGCTCCTTGCTGTCCACGGGGCCGGAAGCGGTGAACGACCGCTGGCCGACGATGTACTTCTTCTCCAGCTCGCGGGCATGCTTGATGATGGCCTTGGCGCGGTCCTTCTCGGGGTCGCTCTGGCCGTACACCTCGGAGTTCATGGCGGTACCGGTCCATCCGATGTCCGTCTTGGTTATCTCCATGTAGTTGTACGGGTTGCTCTTGAGGGTCATCAGTATCGGGGAGGCGCCGGCGCCTTCCTCCGAGCTGTCACCGATGATGAAGAGCTGGTCACCCACGGACGCGGCGGCGGCGGCCTCCTCGCCCACGGCGCGGCTGATGGCCACGGTGGTAGAGGTCGGCGTCGCGGTCACGCGGACGATTTCCTTCTTGTTGATCTGCACGAGCATGTTCTTGGCGAAGTAGCTGTAGTTCGTCACTATCATGCTGGTCGCGGCAGCGGTGAGGGCGGTGGCGAGAACGTCGAACTGCGCGGGCAGCGAATCCTCGAACCACTCCACCTTCTTGTTGCCGGACGGAACGAGCCTGCCGGCCGCCTTGGTCATGATGACCGTGAGCGGGGCCTTGTCTATCTCGAGCTCGTGGATTATGGGGGCCACGGAGCGAACCGCGCGGCCTTCGGTGGCCTGGTTCGCGCTGGTCTGAACGCCTGAACGCATCGTCATTGTGTATCTCCTTTAAGGGCTGTGGGGTGCGCTAGAAGTGGCCTTTAAGGCCCTTCGCAGCATTGACTAACCCTCTTAAGCCGTCGTTTTTCGGCGCAGAAGAACCCTTGGCACCCGCGGGCGCGCCTGCCCCTGCGGCTGCCGCGGCACCAGCGGCCTGCTTGCCGGCGTTAGCCCGGCTTTCGGCCTCTAACCGCGTTTTCTCCGCCCTCTCCCTGTCGGCCATGATGCCCCGGGCAACGTAGTAAGCGATGTAGGGGGTGTCGGGCCGGTTGGCGAGGTGCGGGCTTTCCTTGAGTATCTCGGCGCGGAGCGGAGCCAGTTCCGTGAAGTCGGGATAGGAGGCGGTGTCCTGCGACATCGTGGTCTCCACCCGGGCTATCTCGGCCTTTATCTTCCCGGCGAGGGCTTCGCTTTCCGCTTTAGCGTTCATCATCTTGGTCTTGAACGCCTCCACCTTCTTGGACCATTCGCGCTTGTCGAGGCGGTACTCGAACCTCTCGTCCTCGGTCATGGCGGCCAGCATTTCGGTCTCGGGCATGCCTTTGTACTTCTCGGGCACGTTCGGGGAGTAGGCGGAGTTGGCGATGTACTCCTGCATTTTCAGCAGGGAATCGCGGGTCTCCGCGAGCTGGCTTTCCAGGCCGCCTATGGTCAGGGTGAGGGTCTTATTCTCCCCCGCCAGGCGCTGTGCTTCCGGTGCGGAAGCGTCGTAGGTGGCGAGTAACTCTGCGGCGTCCTTGAACGTTTTGCCGTTCTTGGCTTTCAGTACAGCCGTCTCCGCGGCGGGCTTCTCCTCGGTTCCTTCGGGTTGGCCGTCGGTGACTTCGGTGGCCTCCTCGCCTTCGGGAGTGGCGGCGGGCTCGGCCGGGGGTTCCTGGCCGGGTTTCTGGACGGGCTTGAACTCGCCGTCCTTGATGTGGCCCACTACCGGTATCTTCGACAGGGACACGATCTTGTCCCCGTAGGTGTCCCTGCCCTGCGCGGGCGTGGCCGGGGCGGAAGCCGGGGCCGCGGCGGGCGCGGGGGTGGCGGTGGCTGCGGGAGCTGCTGTCTGCTGTGCTGGTGTCATCTTGCTTTCTCCTTACGCCGGGTTGTCCGGCTTACTGCTATGAGGGTTGTCCTCAAATAGTCTTGGCCTTCTCGGCTTTGTGGCGCCGCTCCAGTTCCTTGGAGGCGTTCTCGCCTTTTACCATCAGCCGGCGGCAGGCGGTTTCTATGCCGGCCAGGCCCCGGCGCAGGCCGCTGTTGTAGGCGTTGAACAGGGCCACGGCCTCGGTGTCGGTGGTCTTGGTCGGGTTCCATTCCCCGTCCGCCTTGGCCTGTTCGCGCTGGGCGTCCAGCTCGGGCTTGAGCCGTCGCGTGTAAAATTCGTTGAGGCGCAGGAAGTTGTCGGCCTCTATGCCGGCGCCCTGTATCACTATCAGGCCCTGAATGGTCAGGTCTTTGAGTTCCGGGTTCTTAAGCACTTGCGCCTCCCGTTCCCATCTGCGCGCCCATATTGGCCGGCAGGTTCTGGCCCATATTCAGCGGAGCCGGGAGGGATTTCTGCCCCTGCGCGGAGCGCGTGGCCTCCTCCTGCATGAACTGCGCGGCAGCGGCGCGGGGGTCGCTGGTGATGTCCATGATGTCGCGCCGGGTCTGCTCGATATGGTTGACCAGCCGGACCATCAGCTCGGGGTCGTTCTCGCGGTTGTTCTCCAGCATCTGCGCCTGGAGCGTGTGCTTTATAAGGTGCCAGCTCTTGTTTTCCTTGGGGTGCGTGTTGACCGGCACACCCTGCAACATGAGCTCGTATTCCTGCTCGGGGTCCATCGAGCCGTCGGGCGGGATGAGGAGCTTGGAGGAATCGCCCTTGCCGAAAGCCTCGTTAACAAGGCGCATATACTCGCCGCCGTCTATCTTGTCCCACTCGGGGTTGTTCTTCTGGGCGGCGGCGTAGTTGATGGCCTGCGAGAGAAGGACCAGCGCCTGGTTGCGCTGAACCTGCGTGTCACCGAAAGAGGGGTCATCCGAGGCCACATACAGGAAGCCCTCGCCGTCTGTGTCTATGTCCTCGCGCTTGTAAGACACCGCGCCGATGCCGCCGGTGAACTTCTTGAACGGCATGGGGTCGAACATGAATTGTTCGTAGAGCCAGTACATCTCCTCCATCTGGTTCATGGTCTCGCATTGGTCGGTGTTGACCATGAGCTGAAAGCGGCGGGCCATCGTCTGCTGCACTTCCATCAGGCCGCCGTAGGTGGAATGGAACGGGCGGGTGCCCATGACGCCCGGGGTCATCTCGGCCACGCTGACCACGTTCTCTATGAGGCCCTGTACGCCGCTCTGGGCGGTCAGCATGGAGCCTATCTTGTCCTGCTTGGCCACCGGCATGATGGCGCGGGAAAGGTCCACCCCGGAAGCGGCGCGCAGGCCGCCGCCGCCCCGGCTGTCAAAGTCCTCGGGGTAGGGGAACGCGTCCTCGACATAGGCCACCATCTGATTGACGGTGCGGAACCAGTCCTGCATGGCGAGGCTGTGGATATCGGAGAACTCGTTGAGGCTGTCGAGGATAGGTTCCAGCGCGCCCATGCCGTAGATGCTATGATTGGAGGGCGTGTAGTAGCGGGCGCGGACCTTGAGGCCCGGCTTGTGGTAGATGTCCTTGACGTGCTGGATGAGGTAGGCGCCGTTGGCTACCACTATCTGCTCCCGGCTGGTCCGCATTATCATCAGGTGGACGGCCGGCACGTTGTCGTCCTTGTCCTTGGCGGTGTTGGAGGATATGCCCTCAAGCTGCTGGCGGAAGCTCTCCACGCTCTTGTTGTCCTCGGGGAAAGTGGGGCGCACGGAGATGCCGCGGGCTATAAGGGCCTCTATGGCCACCAGGTCATAGACCGGGACCTGGTTGCCTTCTCCGTCTATGTAGGTGGCTTTCTTGAGGTCCTCCACGGACTTGTAGTCCACGGTCTCGATTATCCACTTGAGGTCCTTGACCCGGAGTATGCCGGGCTGCGGGAACACGTTGAAGATGGACGGGAAGCGGGTCTGGTAGCCCACCTTGACCGGGAATTTATGCGCCACGAGCTTGTAGCCCTTAAAGGCTATCTTGCGGGCCACCCGCGCCACGGAGGACACCACGGGTATCTCCATGCTGGCCACCTGCTCCATCTTGGTAGTGACCCAGCGGAAGCCCTCCTCGTATTCGGAGGCCCACTCGTCGAACTCCCACTCGGTGCCGCAGATCACGCGCTCCCGGGTGGCGTCGGTGTAGCCGAGCCGGTACTCCGGGGAGCCGAAGTACGAGCGGCACATGTTGTAGAAGTTGCCGGCCTTGCGGAGATGGTCGTCGCGCTTGGGCTTCACCTCTATGGTGAGCTTGCCGAGCACGGTCTGGGAGATGCGGCTGACGATGTTCTCCACCAGGCCGTAGGCGAGGGCTATCTTAATGGACCAGTCGGAGGAATCGGCGTCATCGCGCTGGGCGCGGTACTCTTTGTAGAGGCGCTTAAACAGCTCGTGCTTCTCGTGGTAGAAATCCCGGCTCAACAGGTACTTGGTGCGGACGTCCTTTATCAGTTCGTCCTTCTTGGCTTCGGAATGGGTGGAGAGCAGATTTTCCATGTTAAGCCTTGCTGGTGCCCTCCACGCCGCGGGCCTCCCGGTCCTGCCGGCGCAGGCGCAGGGCGTCAAGGGCGGCCTCCAGCGCATGTACGGCGGCCTCGTTGTTCGGGCAGGGCACCTTGCGGTTGAGGCCGGCTACCATCAGGCGGGCGGTCTCTATGAGCGTGTCCACCTGGCAGCCGTTCACGCCGGCTTCTTTGATGGGGCCGTCCTGAATTTTAAAGGCCACGATGTTGTGTTCGTGGTCTATGAGTATCGGGGAGCTCTTGAAGTCGTGCGGGGTGGTGGTGTCGTCGGTGGCGGTTATCTCGCCCACGCGGTAGCCGTCTATGATCGGCAGGTTGCGGAGGGTCTTTATCATCAGGCCCGCCCGCCTTTGAGGTTGCGCTTGAGCCGGAAATCCTCGGTCATGCCGTGCTGGGAGGCCTTGTACTGTTCCTCCTGCAACTTCTCCTTGCCGCGGAACAGGTCAGCGAAATAGCGGCGGCTCTTGGCGGCCAGGATGTCGGTGATGGCGGGGCATTGGTGGCGGGCTTCAGCGCGCTTGAGTATCCACTCGCGCAGGCCCTGCTCGCTCATGGTGTCGGGGTTGCCGCGGAAGTGCATGTGCACGGTCCCGCCGCAGGTTTTGCATGTGAGCGTGGCCTCTACGGCGTTCTTGAAAGACTGGAAGGTCCCGCTGAAAAAGGCGCGGGGCGGGCGGTCAAACCCGAACTTCTTTGTGAAGGCATTGCTATCCATTAGGGATAGGATAGCGGGTTATGATTTCCCCCGGTTTCCCCGTCTTTCCCTTTGTTTCCCTGCCGATATTTAACGACGGGGGCAAGAAAAAGAGCGGGGCTGGAGGCGCTTCTATTTGTGGGCTTTTTTCGGCAGGGTGCGGCGCTTGTAGAGGATATTGTAGACGGTCTTATCTTCCAGCTTGTAGAGCTGGGCTACTTCCTTGGCGGACTTGCGGTCCTTGCGGCGGGTCAGCAGGCGGATGATCTCCATGTCCCGCTTAAGCGTTTCCTGTTTGGCTATGGCGCGCAGGGTCATTTCTTCACCTCTTTTGAACACGCGCTCTCGCAGGGGAAGGCCGCTATGCCGTTGAGCGTATAGCCGGAGGGTTGCGCGGGTTTCTTCGCGGGAACTACTATACAAGGCCGAAGCTCTCCCTCAAACGTCCTTATTGAACAATCAGTAATGCCCGGCGTTTGAGCCACAAATACCGGGGGGCCTTGCTTTATTCCCCCTTTGCGCTCCTTTAAAGCCTGGCGCCGTGCCTTGGCCTCCTCAACCGCCGCCGCGTAGCCGTCCAGGTAGCCCTGTCCGTAGGCCATCTGCTCAAAGGCGGGGGCCACAGCGGAGGAACGCCGGAACTGGACGGAGGCGCAACTCACAAGCGTGAACATGATAGGGAACACGATGCCGACCAGCATAAACACGGATTTCATTCTCCAGGTCATGCCCCGGCCTCATGGTCTATCACTATCCTGTTCTTCAGTTTGTCCACGGTGTTCTGGAAGGCTCGCTGGAGCAGCGCGTCCGGTAATTCCAGTTTGTAGACCGAGCCAGAGCGTGCCATGCCGGCCATCACGCAGTCGGCTATAAACTCCAGCACGTCTATCAGGTCCACGTCCGCCTTCACGCCGTCCTCCTGAAGCAGATGGTGGCGCTCTACCTTGCGGTGGTTGTCCCACCAGCTGGTTATCTTGAAGCCGGTCTTGAAGTCATCGTGGAACTGGTCTATGCCGTCCAGCTTGGTGTGGTCGTGCTCGCGGGCGGCCCGCGCCAGCTCCGCTTGGAACAGCGCCAGCGCCTGCCTCACGTCTGCTATGTGCGAATGGCTGGCCTTCTTAAGCTGCCCCTTGCTGACTTTTGTTACGTCGCACGTCCTGGTGTCTGCCGTCTCTGATTTGGTGATGATTATCATGCCCTGCCTCCTATTTGCCCCTATTTTCTCCGCGCACAATGCGGGACGTAAATCTTGCGCTGGACCGCCGGAGCGTGGTTGACCATGCGCGGCTTGTCAGGTATGGCGAATGTCAGCGCGTAGGCGTCAACCTCGTCCGGGCTGCACTTGATGATGGCTTTAACCTGGTCTTTCTCGGTCACGCGCTTCTTGCCGTTCTGGAAATAGTAGGTGTGGGCCAGCAGTTCCTTGCGGAGCTGGGGCGAGTTAGGCAGACACCCGCCGCGCTTAATGTGGTCCACGAACTCGCAGATTATCTCGCTGCGCTTGTTGAAGTACATGTCCTTGGTGGCGGCCGCGCTGAAGTTGACCGGGATGGGCTTGAACTTGGCGAGCTTAAGCGAATCCTCCGGGCTGGAGCCGTAGCCGCCAGTCACATCGAGGAATATCTCGTCAGCGCCGCCCCACGCCGAATATACCTCCGCCACCTTGGCGGCTATCTGGGGGCCGTCAGCGTTACGCAGGGATTCGGCCGGGAAGTAGGCCAGGCCCTGCCGGCGGGCTATCACGGTCCTGTCATCACCGAAGCGCGCGCAGTCCGTGCCGATGCGTTTTTCGGCGTAGGACACATCCGGAGCGTGGCGCATCATGGCCGCGTCTATCTCCTCCACGCTGATAAGCGAGTTAAGGCCCTGCGGCGGGAACTGGCCGAGGATGTAGGCCATTACCCAGGGGTCGGTGCGGCCGTAGGCGGCTATCTGCTCCTTGGCCCACGCAAGGTCTATACGGGGTGAGCGGTTGGGGTCGTCCGGATCTCCGGTAATCGTGATGGAGGCCCATTTGTCGGCCAGGGTGGAAACGGCGGCGTAGAGCATCCCTATCATGCTGGTGGGGTTGCCGGCCTGCACTATGCGGCCCCATTTGCAATTGGAGAGGGCCTGCTCGGCGCTCTTTAGCACGGCAACAGGGATATCACCGCTTTCGTCTATTAGGAACAGGACATACTCGCTATGGATGCCGGACAGCGTGCGGCCCTGCTCCTCCTCATTGGCCGTCTTGGGCCAGCTGCGGGCCGCAAGGAACCAGGTCTCGGGATGGTCTACTGCGAATATACGGGTATTGGTCCAGGTGAACTTCTTGAGCAGAACGGGGGAACGCTGTTGCCACTTGTTGAACTCGGCCCAGAGATTATCGCGGAGGTTGTCGGCGGTTACGCTCACCACGGCGCCCTTGGGATGCTCTCCCTGCCCGCCCAGGCACATCAGGAACCACCAGCCACACCACGCCAGCAGGGCGCTCTTGCCGGGGCCGGCGCAGGCCTTGAGGGCCAACCGGAAGCGCGCTACGCTCCGGTCAGCGAACGCCACGAGTCCGCGGCGCTGCCATTCATCGGGTTCTGTGTGGAAATTGTCGCGAACGAACTTAACCGGGTCACGGCGCCATTCAAGAATAGTGTTGACGGCGGCTTGGCTCACTTGCTCGTGCCCTCGCCCTCTTTCTTGTTGGCCTCCTCAAGCAGTTGCTCAAGGGTCTTGGAGTTCACGTCCATCTCGCTCTTGGTGGCGAACTCGTGGCGGCGTTTGCGTTCCAGGTATTTGAGGGCCAGGTCGGGGGATTTAGGGGAATCGCTTTCTATCTCGTTGCCTTTCTCGTCCTTGGACTTCACCTTGTGTCCGTCGAACGATTCTATCACCGCACGACGGGCGAGAAGCACGGGGCGCTCCTTAAGCGCGGCTTTCCGTTCCGCTACAGCCGGGTGCGCGTCGAGGTACCGGGAAAGAGAGGCCGTAGAAATCCCGGCGAAAAAAGCGGCCTCGGCGTCCGTGCCGTCTATCCCCCACACTTCTTCCAGTTTCGTAATGACCAAATCCTCGTTTTGGCCGTCAAACCACTTCCGGCCGCCCTTGGATTTCCCGCTCTCTTTTTTGCGTGGTGTAGCCATAAAATAAAAACCCCGGGAGCTTTCCGCGTCCCGGGATAAAAAATGACTTGAGGCGCAGACCCCAAGTCAGTTTCTTAAAGCTAGATTTTTACAGCAAGCATAGTCTATGTTATGCGGTCCCGGTTTGTCAAGGTGTGATTTCCGGGGCTATATTAATACACAGAGAACTGCATTTACTATCCCCCCTATATCCCCCCAAAAAATTCTGGTAGAAGTCAAAGACCCCTTTGAAGTCAGATTCGCTTATCAGTAGGAATACCGGAAGGCCAAAACTTCTATACTTGGCCGCCTGTTTGGTTTTGCCCCATAACCTGCGCCGGCGCTGCGGGTATAGCGTGGGGGCTTTGATCTCCACGATGGCTATTATCCGACTGCGGTGGTGAATAACGGCGTCAAAACGGCACCCGCGCATCTCATTCCAGATACTACGATATTCCAGAAACACCGGTATACTGCGGAGTTTGCATTGGTGGTAGAACTCGGCCTGTAGGTTGGCCTCGGCACGTTGAGGGAGAAAATACATTACTTCTCATCCTCCGCCCAGCCTACCCTTGTTTGCCCCGTCAGCCTCACCCGAAGCAAGGCATGGAAGCTGGCCTGGTATGCCTCCTCGCTTATATGGAACGCCGCGGCAAGGGCGTTGAACTTCCCGAACTCCCACACCCGCCCGAACACCCACACCCGCAGCCAGCACCACGGCTGGAGCGTGAGCGTGAACCGACGCCCGCCCTCGTTGATGATGAGTAATCCTGTGATGTTGAGGAGTTTCATTTCTTCCCGCCTCCTTCCACAATGCCACACGCCGCAGATATCACTCGGTTGGCCATCTCTTTGCTCCTCGCCTCGAACTCGGCCAGCAGAGCCGCCCGGAAGCGCGGCGCGTTCAGCAGGTCCTCGAACACCTGCGCTTGGGCCTGATGTTCTACGTCTTTAGCGTGGACGCGGAATATCTTGTCGGGATTCATGCCGGCACCCCGTTGTGTTCCACGCCGTCCAGCAGACGGCCGGTATTGGCTTTCCCGTAGCGGGCAGGGCTGTAGTCTATAACCGTTCCGCCAGCTCCCTGCACCGGGCCCACGCTCTGCGCATACTCCAGAAATTCCAGGCCAGGCTCGCATTGGTCAGGCGGCGCGTACTCCCCCCATTGCTTGAACATGAACGGCACAACCGAGGCGGCGCACTGGTCGCGCAGAGCGCGGGGCCAGGATGGGTGCATGGGGCGGGCGTGAGGGCCGCTCTCGCCTCCGGCTATGACCCAATCAAGGCCAGAACCAAAGTCTTCCGCGCGGTGTATGCTGGACATGCAGGTTTCGAACTCGCTACGCAGATGTACACGGCAAACCTGGCCGCCCATCCACCACGTTAAATCCACCGGCCCCAGCAGCGGCTCACAGCTCACGAAGAGCACCCTGGCCGGCACCTGCAGCAGGAGCGGTATCCGTTTGTTGGCCTGCTCCTGGTTCTCCACGGTCACGCCCAGCCACACGTTGTCCGGCAGACCCAAAGCCCAGGACGTGCCCGCCAGCATGGGCTTGATGTTCTCCGGGCGCTTCGTCAGCAGCAGATAAGTATGCTGCGGCGCGTGGCGCATCGTGCGGATAGCGTCGTGCCTGTCCGCCCGCAGAATATCCGCGTGGAAGAAGTCGGACAGGGAGCACACGAAGATGCGCTTCGGCTCCTTCCAGGTGAGCGGCGCGTGGAACGTGCCAGTTGCGGCCCGCACTACCTTGCTGAAATCCCGGCCGCAGCGCTTCGCCCAGCCCTCGGCGTAGCAGTTGTCGCACGCCGGCGAGACCTTGGTGCAGCCTATAAACGGATTCCACGTCGCGTCAGCCCATTGTATTTTCGTCGTCTTAGCCATCAGTTTCTCCCTTTTGCGTTCACCGCTTTTATTTCCTCGTTCAGCCATGCGACCACCTGGACCGCGGAGATCTGCGTGTACGGCCCGGCCTCGCGGCGGACCTTCCGGCGTACCCGGCGCAGCGCATCCTTGGCCTCGGCCCGCTCGTGCCACTTCACCAGTTGCACGGCGCCGCGCTCCACCTTGGCGCGGTAGCCCGGCTGCTTTGCGTCCATCTCGGCCAGAAACTGGTCGTAGGAATAGTGTTTTCTTGGCAGCCGAGGCTTTGGGTCATAACCCCTATATGCATGACACTTTGACTTGTTGCGCGACATGCACTTTTTAGCCTCACAATACACGCCATCCCCCAGAACTAAATCCAGTTTTAAATGCTTGCACTTCATACGTTTCCTCCTTTTTTCTCCGCTTCCAGACACGCCCCGCACCGCAGCGGCCCACCGCCCAGGCAGCGCTCTATCGGCGCATCGAACAGGGCGCAGCGGTAAGGCCCGAGCACCAGCCGGCGCAGGGCCGTGTAGCTGATGGTCTCGCGCTCTCCGCGTAGCTGCATGCACCACTCGTCGCAATACTTGTCGTCGGTCACGATAGTGACGGGCACGGTGATCTTGATGGTGCTCATGGGCGGGCCTCCCGCTTGACCAGGAGCGTGCCGGCCACGATGACCCCGATGGTGAATAACGCGGTCAGAAAAGCCTCCATCATTTCAGTACCCCCGCCTTTACCATGCGCTCGGCTATGTCCTTCACCCAGCCGGGGCCGATGTGGTCCGACAGCTGCCCGTCCGGGTCCAGCATCTTCCAGATGCGGCCGTAGGCTATCTCGCTGGCGTCCCCCAGCTTCTCGGCCGGCTTGCGCACCGCGGCCAGCAGGACCTCCATCATGTCGTCCGCGTCCATCTCCACGGCCTCCACACCATCGGCGGCCTCGAAATACACCGGCGCGTTATCCGGCACGGTAAACTCCACGTTGTTGAACCTGATTTTCACGATTTCCTCCCATAGCTCTCATCCGCTGAAAGACCGCCTAGCAGCTGGTCCTCATTGCGCCGCGCTTTATTGCGGCGGTATGCTTCTCCGGCCCTGTCGTCGGCCTCGCTGGACATCTGGAACACCCCGGCGACAATTAACCCCACGGACACCCATAACGGCGCGCCCACAAAGAACGCCACCCACCTGTAGCCTGTTTCCGTCATCATTTCCTCCCCACCTTGTAGATGGTGGACTTGCTCACCCCGAACCGCAGGGCCAGCTCCTTGTCCTTGAGGCCCGAAGCCTTAAGCCGCACCACTTCCTCCACCTGTACCCCAGTCAGGGCCGCGGGTCGGCCGCGGCGGGGCCTCTTGGCGGCGCGTAAGGCCTGCCCGGAGGGGTCCTGCGCGTGGCGGCGGCCGTACTGGCGCTCCTGCCCGCAGGTCGAGCAAATCATCTTCTGCTCCATCCTGATATGCCGGGTAATTTCCTCCTCCCTCCGGCAGAACAATTCCTGGTATTGGTCCATCATCTCCTCCTAAAACGTCATCTCGGTTTCTTCTTCGGGGCTCGGCTGGTACGCGCCGAACCGGGGCTTATCCGGAGCTGGGGCCATATCCTTGACCGACACCGCCTTCCGCCAGTTGGGGGCGTACTGAAAATCAAAGGACCGGCTGCGGATCATGGCCGAAATCCATTCCCGGGCCTCGGCCTTGGTGATTTTCGTCCGGGTGAAGTCTATGCTGATGTCCTTGCGGAAGCTCGTCAGTTCTTTCACGCAGGCTTTGCACTCCGGCAGGCTATAGGACATGGCCTGCAACGGGTCGGTGATAAAATGCGGCTTCTCCCGGTTGAACCGGCGGGCGCACATGGTCATGTGGCCTATGGTTTCCACCACCCCTTTCTGCCGCTCCTTGATGGGCTGGCATATCAGGTAGTTGGTGTAGCAATGCAGCGCGTTGTTGTTTTCTTCCATTTAGCTCTCCTTTAGCTTTCGGCAGGGGTAAGGTACTTGTACCGCCTGGCCGGTTTGGACGCAATAGCGGCCCCGCCGCGCTCCAAATTGGCGGCTTCCCATGTGCGGACGGCGGCTTTCCAGTCTTTCATGGGGTTCCGGCCCACTTTCCAGCCGTTAGCCTCATAATGGGCCAGCCACTTCTCGGGGTTGACCGAGCCCCCCCGCTCCGCGCAGTATTCCCTCACTTCATCCAAAGTGGGGCGCTGGAACGCGACAGCGTTCCTCCCCACACCCCTCTTATTCCCCTTCTTATCTTCTCTACTCTTATCTACTCTTATCTGGGGTGTGGTACGCACAGGGCTACCCTGTGGTAACCCTGTGGCTACCACGTGGCTACCCTGTGGTAACCCTGTGGTAACCTCGCTATAACTCTTTTGAATACCGCGCAGGAGCTCGGGTTTTGAGGCCAGTTTATACCGCAGGAACTCCCCAGCATGCTCCCACCAGTTACGCAGGCGTAGCTCGGGTTTTTCCTCCACGAACCGGGCCTCTATCAGCGCCGCCATGAGCCGGGGGCCATCCTCGGTGTCGCAGGCCGCGCCTATTTGTGAGGCCGTGAAGGAGCACAGCCGCCCGTCTATGGCGTAATCCAGGCACCACCACCACAGGCGGTGCAACTTGCCGAGCGTGGTGTCTAAATCCCACCCCATCGCCTTCATTAGCGACAAGGTTTTAGGGTGGCGCTCTAATTCTTGATATGACTTAATCCAGGCCATTATTTAACCTCCGCGTATAAAAATCCATCCGCAAGTTTATGGCTGGCTTCTATCAGATTTTTCTCTGCCTGCGCGTAGTAGCTGTCTTTTAACTCTATCCCCACAAAGCGCCTGCCTTGCTCTATAGCTGCATACCCCTCCGAGCCTATGCCGGCGAAAGGGGATAACACTATATCGTTAGGGTTGGTCCAAAGTTTAAGCGCCCGGTGGATCACCTCTAATTGAAGCGGGCATATGTGTTTTTCGTCTTTTTCGTCGCGGGCAGATATTCGTTGGAGCGTATCGGACGGGTTAATATCCATCCATATCGGGCTGGCATACTGCTGCCAGAGTTTTACCGAGAATGTCTCATTGGTGTGGGTCACGCGCTCCGGATTGTCTCCCGGCTTCCGCATTGTTACCAGATAGTCGGGGATTCCCTGCCTGCTCATGCAGCTGTCTTTTTTTATCTGCTTATGCAGAAGCCCGAGAGCTTTAGTTCGCTGCATGGCGACTACCGGGTCTTTCCAAATGCAGACCTCGCTATGGTAAATCCAGCCCGCATCCGTGAACATCCGTATCAACTCTCCGCGGAAGTCGCGAATCCCTATAATTCCGTCGGTCTGTTTGCTGGTGGGCAGGTTCATACAGTGGAAGGACAACAGCCGTCCAGGGATGGTAACGCGCAATAGTTCCCCCACCAGATAGCGGAAATGGTCGTAGAACTCCGAGTGGGTCTTGCAGTTGCCCATGTCCCTCTCGCTGTTGCTGTAAACGTAGAGGCTGGCAAACGGCGGGCTGAACACGGAAAAGTGGATGGAGCTGTCGGGAATGCCCTTTATCACCTCGCAACAGTCCCCCTGGTACAGACTGAATTTGTCGGTTATCTTCTGGTTGAGTATCTTCATGTCATTCTCCTTTTTCGGTCTTAATCCACGCTGGGACAATCATGCTCTTATCCGGGCAGTAGGATTTATCCATCACCACAGCGGATGCGATGTTCTCTTTAACGTGCTTGCTGGTGTGGTCCACCATTGCGGCCAGCATCTTCAAGGCATCTTCCTCTTTGCGCTTGATATTCGCCACCACCGCCCCCTCGGCCTCGCTGGTGATGACATAGACATCAACAGGGTATTTCTGCCCGAATCGCCAACATCGCCTCACGGCCTGAAAGTATTGCTCGAAGCTGTCGGAAAGGCCCACAAAAGCCATCTTGTTGCAGTTCTGCCAGTTCATGCCAAAGCCAGCGATGGATGGCTTGGTGATGAGAACCCGGACATCCCCGCTTGAGAATCCGAGCATGGAAGATTCCTTGAACTCGTTATCATCCGCGCCCTTTACCTCCACGGCTCCGGGTATGGCCTTCCGTAGAGCCTCGCTCTCGGAGTTGAGGTCGCACCAGACAAGGAACTGACCCTCGGAGGATATGACCTTTTCCGCGCACAGGTTCACCCGCTCGTCAAGACTGTCGCGCCTGGCCCCACGCCGCTCTTCAAGGGTCTGCGCTTCCATCGCGAAAAGGAACTCGCCAGATGATCTGCTTGGCACTACTACGCTATGGATGTTGAGCGGCGGCAGGTTGAACCTATCATCAGAATATCCGAGGTCAGAGGGCTTGTTTAGGATAGCGGCCCAGCTGGCGCACCATTGCCAGAATTTATCCTCGGCGTGTCCCTTCAACCGCCACTTGGAAGTGTCTCCCCCGTCGTGGACAAAGAACATGGACAGCATCTCCGTCCGGGTCATAACATTCAGGAACTCGGCGTGATTCCCTAATTCCATAAAGTCATTGGGGGCAGGGGTCGCGGAACACGCCAACTTATAAGGGGTGTGTCTGAAACTGTTCACCAGCATATCCCTTGTTGAGCTGGAAAACGATTTAAGAATACTGCTCTCGTCAAGAACTATGCCCACCCATCCCCCTGGCGAGAACTTCTCTAGTCGCTCATAGTTGGTGATGGAGATGCCGGGCTTCACATCCTCCTGTGACTTGCAGTAGTGTATGTCCAGCCCCAACTTCTTGCCCTCGCGTATGGTCTGGGCAGAGACGGCCAGGGGGGCGGCGATTAACACATCGCCCCCGGTCTTTTCGTTCACTCGGTGCGCCCATTCCAACTGCATAAGAGTTTTCCCCGTGCCTGTCATAGTGAACAGGGCGCACTTCCCCATCTTCAACGCCCAGCGCACAAGATCCCGCTGGTAGTCAAAAAGAATAGGAGACAGTTCTCCGCAAGTGAACCCACTAGCAGCGGTGGTGAACTGTTTGGCTTTTATAAAGTCCTGATATCTCACTCGCAATCCTCCTCAAAAAGCATTAATTGTCCATCTTCAATAAAATCTTCCGTCTCTATCGCTTCCGCCGGCGTCTCCCACAGGTGGACGCCGTACACCGCGGCAAAGGCCTCGTTGACCTCGCGCACGTTCCTGAACTCCAACGCCTTTATCGCTTCCGGGTTTATCTGCAGCGCCTCTCCGGAAAGAATGGCGTCCATTATCATCTCACGCCACGCCTGGCCGATGCTTATAAAACACGCATATCTATCCTGCCACGTCACGAACAAAACGAACTCATCCTCCGACAACTCCCACGGCTTCTCCCCGGTGACTTTCTGCACCATCTCCGACGTGATGTCCTCCAAAGGGAACCGCTCGGCCTGGTCATAGTGGAACGGGGCTAAAGTCTGATTTTGCGCCGACGCGGCCATGACCCGGCGCAGAAGCTCCGCGCCTCGCTCCGTGGGGTCATTTGGAAGCGGTGTATGATGGAGAGCGCACATCCTGCTTTTATTCATCGAGTTACAACTCCCCCGCCATCAACTTCCGTTCGATCTCGTCCATCTTGTCGTGGGTGAACGTCTTGGGCGCGAGCTTCATGCGGTAGCGCACCGCCATGAACGCCGCGCCGACTACGGCTCCGAATATGACCGCGAGAATGTAGCCCATTAGTGAGCATCCCCCCCGAGATATTCAGCCCGGTGCTCCTTGATGTGGTCCGTCTCGCACTCCGGGCAGAAACCATGCGGCTGAAGGCCCCACGGACACGAGCGCAGCCTGGCGCCGCACTTGCAGAAGCCGGGCTTCGCCTCGGCCTCCTCTATTTTGTCGTTGGGCTTATTCGCCATGCGCGGCCTCCAGTTCCAGGATCTCCACCATGCAGCCGGTGTCCGGGTGTTCCTTCTGGTAGACCTTGTTGGCAGAGAGCTGGCAGATGAGGCCGTCGTCCTTCCACATGCCGGCCTGCGTGAACGCGTCCATGACGGCCTTGATGTAGTTGTCTATGTCCGGCCTCACAGCGGGCCAGATAACGCGCTTGGGTGCGCTTTTGGGCCTCGGCAGGACAAACGTCAGGGAGATGCCCAGCGGCCCCATGTAGGCCTGCCTGCGGTTCTGCAGCGCCGCTCCGTAGCAGATGCCGTACCAGTCGGTCTTGGGGCTGTACGTCCTCACGAACTTGCCCATCCTGGCGAACTTGGGCCGGGCCTGCGGTTTCGGAACCCCCACGATGAAGAAGCTCAACACGTTGGCGTTGGGGGTATTGGTCATTCCTTGACCTCCACGAATTTGCCACCTTTGAGCGAATACCAGGTATCAGCCTTTATCTTTTTGCCGTCCACTTTGGCGGTCTTCATGTCCACGCGGTGCCACTCGTATGATTTGTCTTCTTTCCACTCGCAGACGGTAATCCAGCCTCCGAGCGAACACTTCGCTTTTCCGCCTATCCCCATAGCGACAGCGCATCCTTCCTTGCCGCTGTTGCTGGCCGCGCCATAATCGCCGCTGTTGCTGGCCGCGCCCTTATAGCCGCTGTTGCTGGCCGCGCCATGAGAGCCGCTGTTGCTGGCCGCGCCCTGAGAGCCGCTGTTGCTGGCCGCGCCCTTATAGCCGCTGTTGCTGGCCGCGCCATAATCGCCGCTGTTGCTGGCCGCGCC